AACGGACGCGGACGCCTGCCCATTGCCGATGATGCTGGTCAGCGTGACGTTCCACGCACCGGCTGTGCCCGTGACGGTGGCGTTCGCGTCATAGGCGCGCAGCGCAGTCTGGAACGCGGCAGGGGTCGCGTTATACGCGACCGTCACCGACCGCGACGTGACATACCCGCCCCACGTCGCCGAGTTTAGGAAATCGTCAATCGGGGTGCCCGTGTTGGCGGTGTAGAAGTTGAACGTGAACGTGCCGCCCGTAGGCGACCCGCTGATGGTGAGGGTGTACGTCTGCGGCGGGTACGGCGCATCCTGCCCGTTCAGCCCACCGCCGTCACCTCCCGCAGGGAACAAGTTCGCGACAGCCCACGGGGTCGCATAACCGATCCACCCCGCGCCACCGCCGCCACCCGCAACAAGCTTCCGGTTAGCGAGTCCAGTGCCACCGACCCGGACGTCAGTCGCGCCACCACCACCGCCACCGTTGATGCCGTAGTTGCCGCCGTTCCAGCCACCCTGGCCGTGGTAGCGCCCAGGCCAGTCACCCGGCACACCAGCGCCACCCACGAACAGGTACAGCGTCTGGCCCGGCGTCACCGCCAACACACCCTCGGAGTAGCCACCCACGCCAGCCTTCGGCCGGTACGTGGTGCCACCAACAATCGTCCCGCACAGCGTGTCACCACCCGGCGCACCCCACAGGGCACACTTCACCGCAGTAACCCCAGCGGGCACGGTGAACGTTTGCGCCGCACCAGTTGGGGTGAACGTCTGGCTACTCACGCGAACGTCCCAACGACGAGGGACTGCGTACCCTGCCGCGTCACCGACACCCGGTCACCCAGCGTCGGGGTGTAGCCCGTCAGCCGCAGTGCGGGTTCGTCGCTCTGCGCCAGGTCACGCTTCACCCGCAGCGGTGACGTCTGGGTGACCGTCGCGGGCTCGTAGTGGTTCAGCGGGATCGTCATCGTCAGCCGACCGTCTGCATCGTGTAATCCATCGCCGTAGCCGACGACGACCAATCCAACGGCAACACCCACGCCGTGCAATTCCCCTTACGGTCAGCACCCAACGCGCCATCCGAATACGTCACCACGTCGTCATGCCACGCCACCGGGAACGGGGACAGCTTCACCGTCACAACCTCCGTTGAACGTTTCGCCGCAGCCACAATCGCATCACCCTGCGCCTGCAACGACGCCTGATCCGTAGCATTCAAGAACTGCACCGGCGCATGAACCACACGACCCACCGACGCCTGCGACGAGGCACCCGTCGACACGTTCTGCACCGTGTACTGACCAGCACCCTCCGCCGGCTGATACGACAGCCCGCTCTGCACAAACCGCCACCAATTCGGGGCGCCCCACACGTCATTCGTCACAGACCTGTCCGCAAGCACAATCCCCAACGTCGGATGCCCCACCGGAAACGTCCACTCCGACGCCCGCGCAGACGGGTCCACATACGGCCCCGACCGGAAATTCCCATCCCAGTCACACCACACCGGCTGATACGCCACCGTCGCCAACAGATCATTCACGATCGTCACCCACTGCGGCGACGACGACGACGTAACCGGCCACGTCATATCCGTCGCCAACGTCTTCCCCGACGCCGACGAGTCCAACAAGATCGGCGCCGCCACCCCAGCCGCCAACAACGCAGTCTCAACCGCAGCAAGCACACTCGACCCAGCCGCCACCGCATACGAATCACCGATGGTGTCCTGCAAAATGTGCAACTGGTCGAAGCCCGTCACCGCGTAACTGATCGGAGACTCCGCCAACGGCGCCGACGGGGTAGTCATCAAATACACGCCCAAGTTGAACCGTGCCGCCGTGACACCCGCCGTGCGGGACGTCAACAGCATGTACGGCCGCACCCGGTCATAGCCCCACGCCAACTGCCGCGAGACAGTCAAATCGACAGTGCCGTGCACCGCCTGCGTCATGTCACGGTGAACAGTGCCACCCGACACGTCCGACGACAGATCCCCCACCACAGCCAGATTCGGCGCCAACTGCTCAACCCCGAAACTGACCAACAAGTCAGCGGCAGTCAACAAACCCGTGATCTGCCCGGTAGAGAACCCATCTCGAGGGGCACCGTTCAACGGCTGCACGACTAGACGCCTTCCGTGTAGTCAACGTCGGTCCACGTCACAGCAACCTGATGCACCTGCTGCTCCACTGGCCCGCGGTAGAAGGCCGTCACCTGCACGTCGAAGAACGTCCCCCAACGCCGCCAGCCCTGATAATCACGCAGAAGCAACACCCGGCCACGCCACGACCGCAAAGTCTCCAAATCCGCAGCCGACACCCGCTGAAACGTCAACGCCGACTGACGCACATCCCCCGGCGTCGAGATGATCCGCCGACGCCCACCCGCATACACCTGCACCTGCCCAGCAGCGGTGTCCTGCTCAACCCGCGCCACCTTAAACAGTTGCAGCGACACGGCCGGGGTCGTCGGATCAGTCAGCCACGTAGCAGGAAACGAGACAGCAACCGCGCTCACCGGGCCCTCGCAATCGTCTGCTGCGTCCGCGTCTGCCTCTGCAACGCCTGATCGAACCTGTCACCCAACGCCGCAACAGTGTCCGTCAACTGCGCCAAATCCGCGTGCAAACCCGTGAGGTCCTGCGTTGGCCCAGCCGGCTGTGTGGATGACTGTTGCGTCATGCGGGTCGACTTGTTGTTGTCGAGGACCTTCGACCCCGCGGGCAGGTTCACCAGTTCCGGACCCTGCTCACCAACCCATGTCCAGCCGCCTCGCCAGTTGTCGGTTCCGGCAGCGTTCGCGCCGATCCCGTTGAGGATGTTGCCCTTGTCGAAGCGGTTGATCGTGACGTTCACGTTCACGTCGATGGACTTCTGGATCGACGCGAGCTCGGCCTTGATCGCTTCCGCGTTAGCGAACGCCTGAGAGGTCTGCAGTTGCACGTCGGTGTTCACGTCAGACGGAACGGCCGCGTACTTCTGGATCATCGCGTCGACTTGATCCTTGTTGAACCCCGCCGCGTATGCGGCCCGGCGCAGCGCGTCCTCGTTGACACCCATCTTTCCGGTGACCTGATCGAGAGTGTCGCCCGCTTTGAACTGTGCCTCTGCCGAGTCGTTGACGCTCGTGATCTGCGCGAGCAGCCACTCCTGGTTCTTGCGCCCGGAGTCGGTGTTCTCGTCCAGTGACGTGCCGTACTGCTGCACCTGGGTCGTCGCCTGGCCGATGCCGTCCTTGAGTTTCAGTTCTGCTTCCTGCGCCGTGGCTGCGTTGTTCGACAGGTCGTCCAGCGCGGTCTTCAACGCGTCAACGGCGGTCGACTGCTTGTCGATCGTCTGCGTCGTCGAATACACCGCACTGTCAAGAGTCGCAGTCGCGTTCGCCGCAGTCGCGTTCGCCGCCGCATAGTTGTCCGCAGCCTGCTTCGCCGCATCCAACTGCGTGTTCGTACCCGACAGTGCGTCCTTCAACAGATACTGCAGCTTGTACTGACGGTCAGCCTCGTCGCCGCTGATCTTCCCCGCCTTATACGCCGCAACCGTACTATCTCCCAGCGCATCAACCTCAGCCCGCAACGTCGTCAACGCCGGTCCGCCCTTCAACGCGGCGTCCGTCACCTCAGACAAACTCAGGCCGAGCTTCCGCGCCGCGTCAAACGCACCATCCTTCTGTAGAGAGTTCTCAACCAGCGCACGGGTGTTCTCACCCAACGCGCCGTTGTCCTGCTTGATCGCCTCCGTGAAGTTGTCGATCTCCGCCTTGTTCTTCGCCACCTCCTGCTGGTGGCTCGCCCACGCCCACGTGGCAACCCCCAACGCGATACCGATAACGCCGAGAGCCTGCGCCGCGCCGATCTGCATCAGCGACGCCTCGGTGGTGACGTTCTGCATCGACGTAACCGCGTTCAAAGCCTTCAGCCGCAGCGCGGCCAACACGTCACCGACCGCCTTCACGGCGGCAGTAACGATCTGATAGCCCTTATAGGTGGCCCACATCGCCAACACGGCAGTACCGACACCCTGCACCAGCACCTTGTGGTGATCCAGGAAATCCCCGACCGTCGACAACGCCGAACCAACCACCGACAGCACGGCCGCGAACGCGTGCCACGCGAGGACCAGCGCCCCGCCGACCTCCTGCTCCAGCGGCCCCACAACATCCTGAACCTTCTTAAACGCCGCCGGCAGAGTCGACCCCAACCAGTCCGCCACAGCCGCAGCACCCGGGCCGACAGAGTTGAAGATCGCGATACCCGCAGCCTGCGCCTCAGCGCCGATCTTCTGGAACGCATACGAGGTCGTCTTCTGCGTCGCGTCCCACGCGGCACCGAACCCGTTCGCGCCCGCCTTAACATCCTCAAGCTTCGTCTGAAAGCGGTCCATCTGGCCGATGAGGACCGCGACACCCGGCCCCGCACGCTTACCGAAAACAGTGGTGATGATCGCACCCACCTGATCGGACGACACGCCCGCCGCATCAAGATGCGTCTTCAAATCCACCAACGCAGCGTTCAAACCACCCGACTGCATGTCCTTCGCCATCTGCGTCGAAGTCATGCCAAGCTTCGCCAGCTCCGCAGCGCCGCCCTTCGCAGGCACAGCAAGTGCCTGCACCGACACCCGCAACATCGTCGCCGCGTTCGCGCCACGAATGTTGTTGTCACCGAACGTCGCCAACGCCGCACCAACATCAGTCAGCGTCAGGCCGTAGCCCTTCACCACCGTCAACAGCCCGGACCCCAACGCCTCGTTCAAGTCCTGCAGCTTCATGTCACCCGCGCCGACCACAGCGTTCAGGGCACCCATCGCCTGCCCCATGTTCTGCACCCCGGGAATACCGGAAGCGACAGTGGCAGTCAGCGCGTTAGTCGTCTCCTCGAGGTTCGC